CCATAAAAAAACCACCTCAAGGGCGGTTTGACTAACAAAGCCGAACGGGATTAATCCTCCGGTTCAGCGGCTACACCCCGAGTTGCCTGATTAGGCAAGTCGAGAATTCTTTTAAGTAATCGGATTTCGCCGCGAAGCGCGGCGGTTTGGTTATCTGATAGATCAGCGTCGTTCTTAAGACGCGCTTTATCTAATTCAAACTGAACCCAGCGGTGTAACTGGTGCCAACCTGGGGTGCTGAAATCAAGCATAAAAAAAGGACACAAGTGCCCGTGAGATGTATTTTGAAGAGACCAAAGTCATTTGTCAACCATCATTCCAAGAACCTCAACTTGTAAAGCGTTGACTGATAAAGCGAGACCGCTTCATCAATTAAGTTATGAAGCGCTGTTTCACTGCGCTTACAAATTTGCTCGCGACTGTCTTCAATCCAAGCCATTTGCTGTTCAAGTACATCTGCAATTTCTCCAGCATAGTCATTCTCCAATAATGGGATATCAAGCAATTCGTTGTAACGCCCTTGGTAAGCTTCAGCAAAAGAGTCAGCGCGCTCCACAATGCCTTCATAAAAAATTCCAAGCGCCATGTGAGCGGCAAAGCTGCCAGGGCCTGATGCCTTTAAATGTGCACGGTGAGCCATGTCCCGTGCCAAAAATAAAAGGGCTACATAGCGGCCTGCCTCTTTCATCAGTAGGCTTTCTTATCAAACATCGCCTTAATGGCAACCACTACGCTGATGGTTGAGCTTGTACCGCCGCTTGTAACCGCACGAATGTAGCCAGGGTTCTCTGTTACCTTGCGAATGCCTGCCGCAGTAAATGAAGTGTTAGTTCCAATCCATGCATTGAGCGTTGACCAATTGTTTCCGTCGTTAGAACCCTGGAGTACCGCTGTTGCACTGCCAAAAGTACCCGAAACTTGTACCGTCAGATCAGCTGCGTAAGGTACCGGAAAAGCTGTTCCGGTGTCCGAATCAGTTAGCGCCCAAGACACTAAAACTGCACCGTTTAAGCTGTTTCTGTCTGTCGTTGCATTGACTGAAGCCATGATGAATTGCCTTTATTTGGTTGGGTAGAGATTGACCCAAGGGTTATCTGGGTTTTGGTTCGAGCCGCCGTAATAGTTGCCTGTCACGCCTGAAAGCTTTGCCGCGTCAGTAGTGTTGATGGCATTGGTAGTCACCCCATTAGGCTGACCAGAACTAGTGGGCGGGAACATTGTGTAGTTATAGACACCCGCTGCAATTGCTGCTGCAGGCCCTGGGTATGCGGTGCCGTCTGGCCCGTACACAACACCAGTGGAAGATGCTCCAGAAGTTGCGCCTAGGCCACTTGTGTTTGTTGCCCCAGTTGAGACAACGCCAGAGCCAGTCGTAAGACTTGGCGAAGAGTTAGAGGCGTTTTTTGATTTCAGAGCAGCGAGCTGCTTTACCAAATCTTGATAGCTTGTGTTTAAAGTGCCGTATTGAGTATTGAGCAAACCAATTTTTGTATCGTAGCCTCTGGTCGTATCGGCCAGTTTGGTTTGTAGTGCCGTGTTTGCATCGGTCAAGGTATTGAATTTATTTGCTGTATTTAAGCGGCTTTTAATATCCGCTAAATTCCAGCCTGTAACTCGTGCGATGTCTTCGGGCTTCCATCCCGCCGTTCCTATTTTTCTGGCGTAATCGGTGTCGTCCTTACCCGTATTGGCCGTAAAGTAACCCCCGACATCTTTGGCCAGGTTGTATCGACTCAATACATCAGCCTCGCTTACCCCATAGGCATCAGCAATATCTTTTGCTGAATATTTCATCTCATCCATTTTTTGAAGAATGGCGTAGTCGCTCATGCCTGGCGCAAAAGAGCTAAGAATTTGCTGTTTGCGAGTTGGCGCTGCTGTTTGAGTAAGTGCAGTGTTAGCAGACACACCAGTGGTCGCCGTAGTGGTAGCTGCTGTGCTGGTCGGGTTGTTGGCAAGAACCGAGCTGCCACCAGGCGCACCGCTAAAGTCGCCTCCAACAACTGAGCCGCTCCCGCCTGTACTTGACGATGTGTCTATCGCATCAGCAATTAATCCAGTTGGCTGGTTGCTTACAACAGCACCTGAGCTGGCTGCCTCATTGCCAAAGTTAACACCAGCCGTTGAGAAATAGTTATTGATCTCGTTGGCGTTAAACCCAGTTGCACGGATCAAGTCATCCATGCTTACGTTGTTTGCTCTTGCCGCCTCCGCAATAGCGTTTGGATTATTGATGTTGCTCTGTACATAAGACTTGATCGTGTCGTCTGACACCTTAGTTGGGGTGCTAGCCGCGGGGCTCATATCTTCGTAAACATTGTTTCTAGTGGCCACGGTTTAACCCCTTATATTCCTGATCCAGCGACCAACTTAAGTCGTTGCTCTGCGGCGAAGAGTTCCTTCTTGCCGCGCTCTTTGATGGCCGTGTCGGCCAACTTGGCTTTGATCTGTTCCAACGTCATGTTCTGGTTGTTGGAAAGCTTGAGCATCTCGATCTCGCGACTCATCTGCAGTTCAGCCATACGCATCTGCGCTTGTTGCTGCGCGATCTGCTGGCGGGTTTGAAGCTCCATCATGTCGCTTTGGTTCTGCACCTTGGCTTGCTCCATCGTTGACTGAGCCCTGATCTGCGCGGCCACTAGTCTTGGATCTTGTTGCTGGCCTTGCTGCGCTGCTTGCTTTTGCTGTTCCTTGATTTGCTCGATCTCCTCGTCTGACTTAAACACCTCAGCCGGGTCAATGTGCTGCGCTTGAAGAGCTTTCTCAAATAACTTTTTAGTGTCCAAATAGACTCCGTAAATTGGGTTAGCGCCTGCTGCCAATAAATTTAAGAAGCTTTGGTTCTGGATGTCCCGCACTAGAAGCGCTGAACTGCCCCGTGCATCGATGGTGAAGTCGCCTTTAACTTCCTCATCCTCGTTGTACATCATGTTGTAGTCGTAATACCGCTTGATGTGGGGCTTGGTTATCATGTCATCGAACTGCTTGACTAAGCGGCGAAGGACCACGTTGCTGTTATTCATCAAGAGCTGCATGCCGCCTACTGTATCGGGCGCACTTCCCTTCTCTCCCTGCATAAGCATGGGCACACCAGTCTCTTGGTCAGCAAGCTCTGCTGCCATCTTGATAATGGCTGAGAGCTCTGCTTGATGCGAATTGAACTCAAACGTCGTGAACGCTTTACGCACATCGTCCACATCATCACTTGCGTACCAAATCTTGCGGCTACTGAGCTGCCACTGCTTATCGGCCGGCTGAATGGTGCCCGCCTTAATCACAATCTGCGGACCACTGGAAACCCCAGCGTTATCCATCATCTGACGCCAGGCGGCGTTTAATACTTTCTGTTGTGCCCGCATTAAGTACGGAATGCCGTAACCCCAGCAACTGCCCGAGACTTTCTCCCACACAAAAAAATCATATGGGATATCACCGTTCTCAATCGGATTTAAAAACGCCTTGACCACAGTGGAGTTGATCACCACCACACACGCGCTGATAGTTTTAAGCTCATCGTTCTCTTGGTCGATTCCTTCAACGCCTGAGGCAAGCAAATCTTCTTTGTCAATTTCACCCCAGTATTCCCACACATCGTAGGTCGCCTTGGTCTGATCGCGTTCGGTCTCGTCTCGTAACTCCTGGAGCGTGGCGCTTCTCTGAGGCCCCTCTTCCAGAACTTTTCGAATCTGCTCTTTCATATAACCAGGCTGCTTGGCCAAGTCCCTCACTTGCTTGGCCGTCATCTGAGTGCGCTCGTAGATGCCTTTACCGTCATGAATGTCCTCACCAGCCGCCGGATCGGGCCAACAGTTGCGCGGGTCAACTCTGAAGCTTGCAGGATCGATTTCTTGAACCAACGTGACTTGATGTACCGTTTCGCCGTATCCATCCGTCATTGGCTGCCAAGCTTTTCTCATACGGTTGGTGACTACGGGTCCCTTGATCACACCCGTGCCCAAAACGGCTGCGTCATGCATTACCTTCCTGATCTCGCCGTTGTACTCAGCTTCAACTAGCTGGTCGTCAATGGCGCGCTGCATAGCATCCGCCCTTTCACGCGCCATCTCCATAATGTTTCTTGCAATGTCCTTGTGCACCATGGGCTGGCCTGTCTTGGGGTCAACCATCTGCTGACCCGTCGCGGGGTCCACGGCAGGCTGCTCGCTTTTGCTCATCCCCGTCATCTTTGGATCAGGCGTTGGCTGGATACCCCAGTTACGGTCGTCAGTTGGAAGCAAAATATCTGACAGACGAGCCTCAGCACTGTTCGTTTTTTGCCTTGTCATGCCAATGAACACTGTCGACCTGTGCGCTTTGGCGTGGTTAACTGTGACTGGATACCCTTGTTCCACACTCGTCATCATCTGACTGGCTGCTCGGTTAACGTTGTCCTTGGCGTTGTACTGGTCCTCATCTTCTAACCAGCGCTTATCAACACCATAGCTGTAGCGACTTCTGATCCACTCATCTCGTTGCTGGGACAAGCCACTGCCAAAGGCTTGCAAGCGATCTTCATCCCTTTGCTTTGCCAGATCGGGGTCACTGATATCGATCTCTACTTGAGGCTGGTTGGGAAAGTCCATTTTTATCCTAGTACCCAGCTACTGGGTCAAATAAGCCAAACTCAACCACTGGCATAGCCATTTGCGAAAGTCTGCTACTGGCTTCTTCTTGTGTTTTGGCCTTGCGGCGCATCATCATGGCGTAGCGGGTTGCTGCCATCAGGTCATCACCCGACTTGACGATCAATCCATCTTTGCGGTGATAGAGCCTGAACTCTTCAAACCAGTCGTCAAGGTGTGAGAACACTCTGATACGCATGGTCTGCATCCTGGCGAGCATCTCACTCACACCAGCTTCCAAGCCGTTGCTGCCGTCTTCAAATGTGGCTCTGTGGGGCAGCATATTTACACCAGCGTTTTTGTACTGCTGGGCTAATTGATCGCCGGAACCCTTGTCATGCTGAAGCCCGTCGTGTGGCCACGCCACTGGGCACCACTCGCCTCTGCCGCGAATAGCTGCGGCGTGAATTGGCACACTGGCTTCCTTTTGCCTGTAGCAGTCTGTGACATACAAAGTGTCTGTGTCTCTGTCCCAAGCAAGCCAGACGGCTGCTGTGGGGTGACCCCATCCGAAGTCCAGGCCAACAATTCGAGGCCAGTAAGCTGGGATCGGAAAAGGACTAACTTTGATTGCTGACTCAGCTACTGGGAAAACTCGGCCAGAGCCCATGACTGGTATGCCCTTGGCCCTGGCTTCCCTTTCATGCTCGGGATAGCTTGCAATGATTGATTTGCGTTCAGCTTCTGAGTAGTGCTCAGCATCATCGATCGTCATCGTTGTGGTGATGGCGCTTTCTGGCTTTTCAAGCAAAAACCGTTTAACCACATCCGACATACCCAAAAGCGGCGTGAAGGTCACAAACACCATACCGCCTGTTGCTTGGGTACGAGTCAGGCCCTCCGAGTAAATCGTCAGGGGCGGCTCTTCATCAAACCAAACACCATCAACGGTATCTGCTTGCCACTTGCTTCGGCCTTGGTCATAGCTGTTGAACTGGATCACGCTGTCTTCGCCGTTGATGTGCTTCACCACGGCTGAACTGATCGCATCTGGCACACCAGGGCGCATGCTTGTGTCTTTGAGTAGCTCAAAGGGAATAGCCCCTGTGCCCCACTCGTCTCGAATCTCAGGTGGGCCAATCAGCAGCCGCTGCACTCCCTTCCTGGTTAACTCAGCAGACTCAGAACCTACAAGCCATCTGGTTGCATGCTGGTAGCGCCTACCCTTCCACCAGTCTGGATAGATGCCGGTGACATGCATAGCAACCTCAAAGGCACCTGCCCAGGTCTTGCCAAGCTGGTTGCCGGCCATGAACAGCCGCTCACGGAATGAGCCAGTGTGGTGAAAGTCTTTTTGCTTGGTGTAAGGCTTGTAGTTAGCTAAACGGTCTCGTTTGAATCTCAGATTTTTGAGACGCATCAACTCGTAGAGTTCACGCTTCTCATCTTCATCCAAAGCTGCCAGATTCACACTAAAGCCTTTGCCATGAGGGCCTGCAACCGCTGATCAAGCTGGTCGTTGCTAAGCTCCAGGTGGCCAGAGACCCTCATCTCAACGGCCTTGAGCTTGGGCTGGGTATAGCTCAAAAGCTCGTTCAGGACTCTGAGCTTGGTGTCGTTGTCCACGGCATCCACCATCATGTGTCTGCCATCCTGGTCAAGAACTGGCTGGCCAGATCGATCAGTCACCATCACTTTGGCCTTAAGGATTCTGATCATCTCAACGGTGGGATCAAGCCCCTCGTCAATGAGAGCCTCATAAACCGGCACCAAATTGATTGAGCCCTTTTTCTTGGACGAGCGCTTCCGGTCTTCATGCCCCGTGTGAAACGGATTGGCTCCAAGCAGGTCTTGCACAGTCGCCAGTTGGGGCGGTGCGCCTGCCAGATCCGGCAAACGTGTCACTGAGTGATGTTTGGCCATGAAAGCGGCTTAAACTTTCCCAGGAATCAAGCCACTGGCAAAGCCAGGTGGTGATTTGGGTTTGGCGGCACCCGATTTTTGTGGTGTTGCGCAGTTATCTGGAAATTTCACTGAAACCATTCCTGGCTTCACACCTGCGGCGGCCTTCTCATTGCGAGCGGCTGGGTTGCTGTAGTTTTGCATTGATTTTCTCCATTAAAAATAAGAAACTCCTAGTCAAGGAGCCGTAAAAAGCTTGGAAACCCGCATGTTTCCTTGAGAGACCTTGAAATTTGTCCCTTTTTTGTCCCTAGGCGTAGGTTTTTTGCTCTTTTGACCTGAGATTCGCTTCTTCATCCCACATACGCTCTGGTGAAGCTTCTTGATCAGGCGCTGCTTCGTTTTGCTCTTCGCTTGGCTGCAGCATTTCCATCAAAGCCTGGGCAGCTTGGCCAACAGAGTCGAACTCTTGAGTCATTGGCTCGGTGGTTTGATCGCCCGCATCTTCAGTCACCCGAACTGAGCCGTCATCGTTGATCTCAATCGTGATTGTTTCCATCGTCGCGCTCCAGAAACGACAAAGCCGCCCCAAAGGCGGCCATAAAAAAGCCGCTGGTAAGGCGGCAACTAGGGAGTTCTGCAGACGCGGCTCTCCTGCGGGGAAATTTAACAGAAATGAAATCGTACGGTCAAGGGTGAAACGACCTGAAAATAGCGATTTGAAAGCGCTGGTTTCAAATGGCGAGCCCACAACATCCAAAACAATTGAACCCGCCATAAATGCCAGCATTTTGATTTAAGGCAACGTTGACTTATAGTAATTGAAACAATATGTTTAAGTTATCAAAAAAAGAGAGCTACAAATGAAAATCTACACCCTTGCTCTTATTGCTTGTTTGTCTGGTTGCGCGTTAACGCCAGAGCAAATCAAAACAACCTCCAGTTCCATCCTTTGCGATAATTATTCTGCCCCGCTTAATCCAATGTTCATGCACCCTGACCTCAAAAACGAACTAGACAAAAGGGGTGTCACACATTGCACAACAAGGGAATATGTTCAAGCAAGGGCTGCTGCTCTTCAAGGTCTTGGAAATTCATTGCAACTATTACAAGCAGGCCAAAGAACCTATGCTCCAACTGCCCCCTTGCCAACAATGCCACAACCAGTTCGTTGCACAACAACTTACAACGCAGCTTCTGGGCAGTACCAATCAATCTGTAACTAAAAATAACTTTAGTGATTTGAGGTTTTCAAAATGGAAGTGGTAGGAGCTCTCATACTGATAGGATTTTTATTGTTTATTTTTAGTGGACAAGACAAGTCCGCAACTAAACTAAAGAATGATGCTGATTTAAAAAAGTGGAAAGAAGAATCAATTTCTGGGAAAACTGCACTTGAGTTAGATGCCTGGAAAAATTTGCAAACTCAAAATAAATTAAGTGAACGAGCACAAGCGCAAAAAAAAATCTATGAAAAATTAGTTGAACTGGGACTCCAGCACAAAAATGCTATTCGGCACGGAACATTTCGCACATACAACGATGCACTCATCGATTACTTTGCTGATTCTCCTAAGTCAATCGGCATACATCCTGAAGAAGTTTCTCTGAGAGAAAGAAAAGAGACAGCGGAAGAGATTGTTAACCGTGTTTGGCAGAAAGATACAAGAACCCGTACTCTAGAACACTCTGGGCTAATTAGTCTTGATAATCGTAATGGTGTTAAACCACCTGCGTCAAAAGAAGAAAGATTTGCAGCCATTGAAGAATTGAAAAAAATTGATCACGAATGGTCTTTGCTAAATAATCGTTTATTGGATGAATATTACTTAAATGAAGTAAAGGACATTAATCCTAATGATTTTATATTTACATATCAGCCGCCTAAAGATGACGCAAGATTTCCATACAGCGCGGGTGGATGGCATGCGATCTCCAAAATTTGGGGTGTAAATCAATTTAAAAAAATTGAACCCCTTCACGGTTATGGCACTGCAAAAAATCAAGCTTTGTTTGAGGCGGTCAAACGAATCCAAATAAGAAAACATCAAAATGTCAGGCTTCCATTCGATCCTTGGAACGCCGATTTGTAAATGCGATTTAAAACTAGAGCAACAGTAATTCTTTAGATGAACTCAGGGATAGTTTGTTTTGAG